CATGGGCCGCACGTCGTTGATGTTCTCTGCTGTAACGTTGAAGTGGGTTGCGTTCATCTGTCGTCTCCGTTGCTGGTGTAGCCAATATAGCAATCGGGTGTAATACAGTCAATAGGCATCCGATCACATTTTCGTGAATGACAAACGAAGTCGGGTGTGATACAAAATCGGCATGGAAACGCCAGTCACATCTCTTCGAATCCCGATAGGGACGCGCACCGCTCTTGCTACGCTCGCCAAAGCAGAGCGGCGATCATTCGCCAATTACGTGAACCGGATACTAGAGGAGCACCTGCACGATAAGGGTGTGATGCTTTGCCCGGAATGCTTCGGGGCCGGTGCCCTGGGTGTGGATGCTGATGAACATCCTAATTTGTGCGACACATGCGACGGGCACGGCTATGTGCGCGCGGAGCGCATGAAATGAGAACCAACGCGCGCATTTACGTGATGCAAGCCGATGACGGGACGATCAAGCTTGGCCATAGCAAGGACCCGGAACGCCGAAGAAAGGAACTTGACGTGCCCGTGACCATTGTTCACCAAACTGACGTGGTGGAACAAGCGGAGCGCATAGAGCGGCTAGCGCATCGTGTGCTGGCGCTACATGGCGGACACATTCGAGGGGAATGGTTCAAGGCGACGATTGATGCGGCGATATCTGCCATAGATATCGGCCATTAGGCAGGCTGAAGGGGTCGAGTTGGCTCTTGGCAAGAGCCTTTCGCCATTGGCTGGTGCGGAAATCCTGCGCATGAGGGTGACTGCTGATGTGATGGCCGCACTCGATAATCTCAGGAGGATGGAGCCAGACCTTCCGTCGCGTACTGAAATGGTCCGCCGCCTAATAGATCGCGCAAGGTTTGAGATGCGCTGCGCAGATTATATCGATGCTGGTCCACAGCATATTGTGGCCAAACCTTGACGAACGCCGCGAATACAGCTAACGCGTGAGTATTGCGCTGTTCCGCCCCGGTGATAGTAGCTCCCGGCTAGTCGCATACGCCGACAGAGCCCCGCGACGTGCTCCAAAATCTGGCGCCGCACGTCATCAATCCCGGAATGCGCCCAAACCACATGCAGCTAGCAGACGCTGACGTCCCGGACTTGATGTCCGCAGTCGTCAACCGATTCCGAGAACACAAAATCGATAAGCGAGCCGCGCTGATCATCGCGGCGGAGATGCTGCGCACCCTATGGGACAACCCGCCGACGCTGCCCGTCGATACGCTGCAACGCCTACTCGCAGACAGGAGCAAGCACCATGACTGACACGCTAGCCCCGTTCCGGCGGTATTTCCGATGGGCCGCTATGGCGTGCTCGATTGCGTCGGCGCTGCTTACGGCCATGTTCGGCGTCGCACAGTCTGAGTACATGCTGGTCGCCATCGCCTGCGCCCTGTTCCTAGTCGCCTGTTCACTCGCCAGCGACTACATCAATCTGTTCGTGGTCGAGGCTTGGCGCTCCGGCAAGTGGGGCATGTTCGGGACGTTCGCGGCCGGCGCGCTATTCGTGTTCTCGCTCAACCTCATCAGCAACGTGGGAAGTGTCGGCTGGCAGCGCGATAGCACAATCAAGCAGGCGAGCGTCCGGAACACCAAGTATGACGACGCCCGCGATCAGGTGGCCGAGAACAAAACCAATCTGGCACTGTGGCGCAAGCAGCTCGCCAGCCTGCTAGCTGCCAACGAGTGGGCTGCAACCGTCAAGGCCGATGGCCTCCGCGCCCAGGTGGAAGACCTCCGCCGCGCCGAAGTCGCCGAAACCAGGCTGGGCGGCTGTGGTGCCAAATGCCGCGCGATCCAAACCCAGATCACCGACACCATGGGACGTATCGCCGTTGCCGAACAGGCCAACAAGTTGACGGACCAGATCGAAGCGACACAACGCATTCTGGCCAAGCATCGCACGGCATCGGCCAGCACGGAAGCAACCGTGGCAGCACCAGCTAGCCAAGCGGCGTTTTTTGCGTCGATGGCAACGGTATCGCTTAAGCCAACCGACGACGCCATGACATGGACGGACAGGGGCATTGCCTCATGGCTCGCCCTCGGCCTGTGCATCGCGCCAATTTTGTTCGGCCTCATCGGATGGAAATCAGACACCCCACCCCCCTATGTAGGCGACCTCGGCAATCGCACCTCGGCTACTCCCTCCGAGACGCCGGATCGCGCGTACCCCTTACCTTCGCATGGATCAAAAGCCCTGAACTTGCATCGCGTCACAGTCGGCGATATTAACCGCTCTCGACTGCAAGCATTGCTCGAAGGCAAAAACAATCTCATGGCCGCATGAAGCTCACTATGAAGCTCACTCTCAAGCAAGAAGCCTTTGTCCGTAAATACATGGAGACGAGTTGCGCAAGCACCGCGTACCGGTTTGCGTATGACACGCAGGCTAAAGATGAGGTCGTGTGGGTTAACGCGTGCAAACTACTAAAAAACCATAAGGTCGCGCTAAGGGTTCAACAATTACAAGAGCGCCATCAAAAACGGAACGATATTACCGTCGACAAACTGACGGAAATGGCAGTCGAGGCATACAAGCTGGCCATGAAAGATGATGTTAAAACGCCATCGGCTGCTGTCTCTGCCGTTATGGCGCTTGGCAAGCTCCACGGCCTGATTGTCGACAAGTCGAAGACCGAATCCGAAGTGAAGAGCCAAGTGACCTACACCATTGAGACTGGTGTTCCGCGTCATCTGGACGAGGATGAAGACCGTTCACCACGAAACCATTAGCCTCGGCTACGAGTCCCGTGAACAATTCGCACCGTTCCACGCGCGCAAGGGCAAGCGGTGGGGGTGCATCATTGCGCACCGCCGCGCAGGCAAAACAGTCGCGTGCATTATGGACCTGGTGGACGCCGCGTTACGGTGCAAGTTGCCAGACGGGCGCTTTGCCTACATTGCCCCGCAGTTCAATCAGGCAAAGGACGTGGCCTGGAACTACTTGAAGCACTACACGGGCCTGCTACCGAGCGTCTCTCACAACGAAAGCGAATTGCGCGTCGACCTTCCGACTGGAGCGCGCATCCGGCTTTATGGAGCAGACAACTATGACCGCCTGCGCGGTGTCTATTTTGATGGCGTTATTCTTGACGAGTACGGCGATATGGACCCGAGGGCATGGCCCGAGGTCATAAGGCCGGCTCTGTCAGATCGGCGGGGGTGGGCGGTGTTCATCGGCACGCCAAAGGGCCGCAACGCATTCTATGAAACGTGGGAGCTAAGCCAACGCGACCCGGCATGGTTTCATCTCATGTTGAAAGCGTCTGAAACGGGCATTCTAAGTTCGGACGAACTGGAAGACGCGCGTAAGACGATGACAGCGGACCAGTTCGCGCAGGAATACGAGTGCAGCTTCGACGCGGCCATTGCCGGCGCTTACTACGGTAAAGAGCTTGATCTTCTCGTTACACAGAAGCGCATTCGATCCGTTCCTTGGGAGCCGACACTGCCAGTCATCACTGGCTGGGACTTAGGGATCAATGACGCCACGGTGGTGTGGTTCGCGCAGATGGCAGGAAACGAGGTCCGGTTGATCGATCACATGCGGGTGTCTGGCCAATCACTCACGGAAACCGCCCGACAGGTGCTTCAAAAGCCCTACGTGTTCGAGAAACATTGCCTACCGCATGACGTGGAAATCCGGGAGCTAATGTCAGCGACGAGCCGCCGCGATGCACTGGAAAGCCTTGGGCTTAGGCCGATTCATGCAGGCAGTGCCTTGCCCGTCGATGAGGGCATAAACGCGGTGAAGATGATGCTGCCGCGCTGTGTGTTCGACGCTGAGAAATGCAAGGAAGGTATCGAGGCACTGAGACACTACCGCAGCGAATACGACGACAAAAACCGCGTGTTTCGGCGCAGGCCGTTGCACGATTGGTCATCGCATGACGCCGATGCATTCCGCGAACTGGCCATGCAGACGCGACCTGTTGCATTCGAGCGCACACACCGCCGCGCCAGATTAGGAACTATGGCTTGATCGACGAAAAGCAGCTCGTCAAGATTCTGAAAGAGGAAGAATCGGACGCCGCGTCCTATTACGACAGCGAGGTTGCGCAGTCTCAGGCGGACGCTATGGACCGCTATCACGCCAAGCCTTACGGGGATGAACTGGAGGGCCGGTCACGCGTCGTCACGCATGACATTGAAGACACGATCAACTGGGTGATGCCGGGGCTGATGCGGACGTTTCTGGAGTCCGACGAGCTGATCACATGCGACGACGACGGCATTGATGCTGGCGACCCGTCTCTGAAACAGGCGGCGGATTACCTCAACCATGTGTTCTTCAAGGACAATCCAGGCACCGAAAACATTCACGATTTCGCGTTTGACGCGCTGCTGCAGAAGCTGGCCGTGTGCCGGGTGGCATGGAAAGACCCGGAACCGAAGCCGGAACAAATCCTCGAAGGCGTGACCGAGGAACAGCTCGCCCGCTATGTGAACGACGCCGAGTATGAAATTCTAGAATCCGAGCCGGAAGAAAAGACCATCGAGGGCCAGCCGTATCAGTGCTGGAATTTGAAAGTCAAGCGGACGCCAAAGGTTGGGCGCGGTGTGGTCGAAACAATCCCGCCCGAGGAATTCCGCGTGTCGCGGCGGGCGCGGTCCATCGAAGACGCGGACTATCACGGCTGGAAGCAGCAGGTGTATCTCGCTTCGATCATCTCGGAATTTCCAGAGAAGCGCAACGATCTGGATCCTAGCGGCCAAATGCGGTCGACGGCCGATGATGGCGACGCGGAACTGGCGACGGATACCCGCGCCGAAGCCCGCTTTCCTGACGAGCCGACAACGACGCTGGGCGGTGACACGTCGCATTGGTCCGAGCTGGGCCGCAAGAAGGTCTGGCAAAACGTCGAATACATCCGATGTGACTATGATGATGATGGCATTGTCGAATTGCGCAGGGTGCGCCGCGTCGGCAATGTGATCCTGGAGAATGACGCCGTTGAAGAATCCGAGTTCGTGGCATGGTCCCCGATTCGGGTGGCGCACCGTCTGATCGGCCGGTCACTGGCCGATACACTTATGGACCTGCAGAAGATTCGCACGGTTCTGACACGGGCCGCTCTGGACGGCTTCGCGCGTTCGTTGCAGCCGCGTACCGTCGTCAACAAGAGGATGGCGAACACCGCAACGCTTGATCAGATACTAGACCACGAAATTGGTGGTGTGATCGAAGTTGAGGGCAACGTAGGCGAGGCAATTCGAGAGATCGTATCGCCGGATGTGTCAACGCCGGCTCTGGCTGCAATCGAGTATTTCGACCGAAGGTCCGAGGAAGCGTCGGGCGTCACGCGTCATGCTCA